CAGAACAGCGTTTTGTGCATCGGTGAACTCCTTAGGTTCTGGTTTGTTAGCTTCAACATATTCTGTTTTGTATTTACTTCCTTCTGGAATTTCATCTGGGTTATCGGTCCAGTATTGAGCGGCCTCAGCGCCTATAGAACCTCGTGCAGGGCACGGGGTCCCAGCATCGGTCATGGCGTCCCAGACTCGAGCGTCTTGACATAATATGGACACCGCAGCGACCTTCATGCCATAAGCATACATGGAGCGACTTAATTTTAATTTTTGACACAGCTCGTCGTCAATGACCACGCCTGTGGCTACACCAACAACATTATTTTGCACACTAGCACCCACACCAACTTTACATATATCACTATTGTTATTCATAATCGTTGGAGCGTTTGCAGTAGGTGGTGTTGAATTTGTTACTACCGTACTCGACACGGTATTGGTCTCAGCGTATAAATTTTTTTGAAAAAGAATTACAGAGGTTAAAAGGCTCATCAAAGCAATAATAAAATATATAAACCAATCTTGCTTCATTTAGCATCTCCACCTTCTCCTCGCTTGCCTTAATCTTGAATTTGGATCTTTAGCCGCTTGAGGGAATTTTTTCATTTGACCTGCACTTCTCGCACAGTAAGACTTTCTCCTTTTTGCAGCTTTACTACCAGGTTTTACTTTTCCGGTAACGGCTGTTTTTAGCTTTGAACCAGGGTTTTCAGCCCTGTAACGCTTAACACCTGCCTTTGTCATTCCCGCTCCACTTTCCGTTTTGCGGTAATACTTTTTAGTCCTAGGCGGCTGTTTGTCTGGTGTTCTCGGCATAATTTTGTTTTACCTTTTTGATTTGCTTTTTGCAAATGTTTTGACGTTGGTTGGCTTTGGCCCGGTATTTCCTGCTGCGCGTTTTCTTCTGACGGCGGAGGCTTTTTGCGATTTGCTCATAGACCTCGCTTTCGCTAGGGGCACGCACTTCGGATATTTCCGCTTTGACCCTTTTGATCTCCCGCAGGGTTGGTACTTTCCGTCCTTTTTTGGTGCGCCAATGTCGACCCACTTCTCGGACACCCATTTTCTTAATCCGCCCTGAGCCATTAGTATTTCTTTGTCTTTTTTCTTTTCTTTTCCATGACGGCACCACAGCCTTTGGCGATGCCTCCTTGACTATAATTTGAAACTTTTTTACGATCTTGTGAAATAGAGTTAGCAATACCTCCATCAGCCTTTTTCTTCCTTCCTCCTGGTTTTACTTTTCCTGAACAAACAGCGCTAGCATACATATTTGCATACGCGCTAGGATAGACATCGAATTTACGCTTCGCTGCAGCTTTACCTCTTGCGCAAAGTTTAGCCACTACCCTCTGCCTTTCATAACACAACCGTATCCTTTTTTAGCTTTTCCTACTTTACCGCCTTCAGAAAAGTTGTAACCTCTTCTTCCTAAAGCAGACATTCTATCTGGAATTTCACCACGATCTATTTTGTTTTGTTTGGCTTGTTTATTTCTTAGTCTTGTCTTGAAAGCTTTGTCGGATCTTGTTTTATAAGATTGTTTAGTTGTGTCTTTTGCTCCTTTTTCACGAGGTAGTTTCATTTTTCTGTATCGTTCACCTGCTTTTATACTCTTAGATATTTCTTTAGCACTTTTCATACCTGGATCTTTGTAAACCGATCTAACAGCTTTAGCACCAAATTCTTTAATAGCTTCTCTCATACCTTTAGAGGATACAACTTTTGCTATTGCTCTTACTAAAGATGAAGCAACCATTATTTTACTTTGCCGCCTTTTTTCATAAAGCCCATTTTATTACGAACTTTTTTTGGTAATTTTTTAAGTCCCTTATTTTTTGGTGGAACTGGTTTTAATTTTTTAGTCATCGTCCTTGTCCCCTATATGGTTTGAAGCTTCGTCGCTTGTGTTTATTCATGGTAGCCGTGCTTATTCTACCATCCCCTATTGTAGTCTTTTTGACTACGTGGTCAACATTGCTGTTAGCTATTTGTTTCTTCATGTTCACATCCTACACAACCACACCAAATACAGGTCGTGCCACAATGACAACCACAATCACATTTTACGCAATCTTGGTTCATTTATCCGAATTAATCTTCTTTAATTTTTCGAAGCTGCGGATTCCGGACATTCCGAGTAATGCCATGACAAGCGGAAATAAAGTCGCCATGTCAAGCTCTGGTAATGGGTTATGAGGAATACTAAACGCTGCAAGAATAAAAATAACAAACTGTTTTAATACATATTCCCACAATATCGCTAAGGCACAAGACATACCTATGAGGGGCCTCCACGACCGCTGCATAATACCACCAATACCTGTAGCCGTAGACTTAGCATCCGCTAAGTTAATATCCATTTGCTTCGAGTTAATCTCGTTTTCTAGTTCTTTCAGCTTATTTCTTGCGGCAAGCTTTTCTTCTTCCGAAGTATGGACACTGTCGATAACTTTACCGACAGTGTCTACTAAAGATCCGCCTAATAATTTAGATAACATTATCCGATTAAGAAATTATATACGAGGAGTCCTGCAACAATTGCAATCATCCACTTTGCGTGAGTGTTAAGCTTAGTCCATAAGCCTAATGTCCAGTCCCATGCTTTTTTCATTTTACCCTCCTTTGCTAGTACCACTTGGCACTTCGCTTTTTCTCAGAAAGCATGCGTTTTTGTCCGCCTACTTTTTCTGTCTGAGTCTCGTTAGGTTTTGTCATTTCAATTTCGACTCCACCCTTTTTATAACCGTCCTTGTCAACAAACATTTGATGATCAATCGGTCTTTTGCTCATATTTTTCATGATCTTTAGCTCCTTTGTTGTGATTTTATCCTTTTTTAGGATTTATTTCCAGTCATTACCTTCATTTGAGAGATACCGGACTTGGCAAGAGATACACCAGCACGTAAAGATTGATGTTCATCGTTTTGTTGCATTTTTTCATCAAAATTTACCTGGTCTTGCACCAATTTTGCACGTTCAATCTCTAATTTTTGCTCACCTTCCTCTTTTTTGCGCTCATTTTCCATTGCGCGAAGGTCTACTTCTCTTGATTTTAGCTTAATTAGTGGATCAACGTCTTCTGCAGAGTTAATTTTGCGCTCTTCTTCCATAAAATCCTTAGTCATTTCAGCAATTAGGTTAGCTTTTCTGGCTTCAATGGTCACTTGAAGCTTTTCCATCATCGGATTCGGTTGTGCAGGCATACCCGTCATCGCTTGTTGTTGCATTTGAGCCTGCATTTGCTGTAATTGCATAATTTCTTCTTTAAATTCTAGTTGAATTTGCTCTTGAGCCATCAAAGAAATGTGTTCTAAAATATTTTTTTGCACAACAGACATAATTGTTGGATTATTTCTGACCATACTGGTGCCCATAAAATTTAAATGGGCATCAATATGAGCTTTGTGGTCTTGCTTTGGGAAAGCTTGAAAAGTTTTTCCGGCCATGGCTTGAATATGTTCCATACTTGGATCCATGGGTTGTGGAGGTTGTGGTGGGGGTAAGATTAAATCCACATTCTTGACACCCACAGCTTCATACATACTTCTGTATGCTTGATATAAATTGTGAATCTTTGGATTAGTTTGAGCTAATTGTAATTGTGTTTGTGCTAAACTAATTCTTTGTGTTTGAGAAAAGATGTTTGGATCAGCTACCGGTAGGATATCGATACGATCATCAAAATCTGTTTGCTTAATCATACGCTGACCACCGACGACGTCGTAAGGATATTCAGGTGGTAGATAAAGAGAAAAGATTCTTACTAATAATTTAAATTCATTTTTAAGAGAGTTATATAATCTTTTGTGAATCGCAGACATTACACGAGAACCACGTTCTAGTAATGCAACGGTTGTACCCACAGCAGCTCCTTGATTACCGTCACCCACTTGCATATCAGCGATGGACGCGAATCGTTGGCCTGCGTTTACCACGACACCCATTAACTGCAATAAAGTAGCAGAAGGTTCTTTGAATGGTAAAGGCATGAACGCTTCTCGTAAGTTTCCACCAGGAGCATCCACATCTCTGAACTCACCCGGTCGTATAGATTGAGCTTCATCTCGCACTCGGATACCACGTGTTTTGAAACCCGAAGGCAGATTAGAAAGAGTCCCTGCATCTAAAAGTTGACGTAGGGCAGCTGTCGCAGTTCTAGATAATCCACCAATCATGTGAATTAAACCAAAACCATAAAAACCTAGACCTGGTAAAAACTTGAAATGTGTAAAATAATTAATTCTTTTTTTCTTAGGATCAGTTGCTTCGTAGTTTCGACGAATGGATAAAACTTCACGACTTCCTTCTTCAATGGTGACAATGTAAGGAAGTTTGATTTCGGTTGCTTCTCCGGTTTGAGGATTAGTATCTTCAAAACCTTCTAAGTCTAAATCAACATGACACTCTAACAAGGTATACATGTCTGGAGATTTTTCTGATTTACGAATTCCTTCGAGCTCTCGTTCTTTCGCTGCGATCTCATCATCTTCGTTGGATGCTTCGGATACTTCAATATCACGATAGAAACCTGCAACTTGTTGTTTGCGTAAATCATTTTCAGAAATATTTATTTTATGAATAATCGAATCAGCATCTTCTAAACTTGTGGCTGAATACGGAACCAATAAATCATCTGCCGGTACAAACTTTGAGACGGCTCGACCTAATAATTCATCGTAGTACACTTTTTTAAATGTCGAGCCTGAGAGAGGAAGATAGAAAAGCATTTGATCAAACTCTTGCTCAT